ATTCATTGTATCGCTTGTTATTGAAGTAGCATTCATTGTATCGCTTGTTATTGAAGTAGCATTCATTGTATCGCTTGTTATTGAAGTAGCAGCTAATGTACCTGTGATTTGAACCGCTCCAGATACATCCATGACGCTTGCATTTTCATTGAAAAACGTAGGTATGTAATTGTACAGAATATCACTCGATACATTTCCTATCGCATGACTAATAAACATGATTTCACTTGTTGACATGGTCAAACGACTGTTTGCATCTAAATTGTTCATTAACCTGTTTTTCATACCAAATGAATCGAGTAAACGATCTGGAACGTGTTCCCATGTTGCATAATTATTTGTTGAATATACCATCACACCAGAGCCGATTGCAATGCCGTATTGTGAACTTGATAAATATACGTTATGTAAGTTGAAACCAGTATTCGAAATTAAATTCCATCCTGACCCATCTACTCCACCTCCATTGCTTGTATATGCAATGTAATTGTTACCTACTGCAACTGCATTGTTTTCATCATAGACTGCAATGTGATTGAATGTAGTAGGACCCGCAAACGACTTTTCGTATGTAGTGGTTCCACCATTTGATGCATCAAATACATATTTACCAATTACACCAGATGAATCGGTGAGATGTTGTCCAGTCGAATAGATCGTGTTGCTGTTTAGTCCTGCAATATGTTCTATGAAATGGTTGGTAATATATGCATTAGATATGTCTGTGGAAAAGACATTATTTCCGGATTTCACAGTGTAATAATATAAGAATTTATCATTGTCGCTAGAACTCGCGAATATATTATGACTCGTATCAAAATGACCGAAGATATTGTTGTAGTTCAAGTTCAATGCACTCTGAATGCGCGTCCAAGATGTTCCTTTGTCTGCAGTATACAGAAATAAGTCATCAAGAGAGCCATAACGGTTGACCAATATATATGCGTATGATGTTCCAGAAACATGAACGCTTAAACTGTTTGTGTCCGTATCATAAGTACGTATTTCTCCATCACCTAGCACCTCTTTTCTTGTCCAATCTTCACCTCCATTTTCTGTAACAAACGCAGCATAAGATAGATCGTAGATTAGAGCTGCGTCAGTAACAATCCCTCCAACCACCATTCCATAACTAGGAGTCTCTTTCGAAAAACTCATGCTCTTTACGACAAATTCAGGTTTCACGCGAATATGGGTTTCTGCATGACCAATTCGCGTTTTTCCATTAATGTCCAATGTATAATTATTTGTATCGGGCGAATAAGTATTAATGCCCATGGTCGTTCTGTTTCGAACTTTGCTGGTGCCTTCACAAATAGTCATGATTGGTACAAATGAAGAATCCGAACTGGAATTGTTATCGCTGAATAAACCCATTGTCCCTGTTGAAATGGAATTGTCTTCTGCGAAACCGCCTCCACCGATTAATAATCCCTTGTTGTTTGTATTTACGAAACTTTGGAAAATATTTGCCGATGCATCTGACGCATTCAATACAAGCCCATTCGTCGTTTCATAATTCGAACTTGCATCAATATAATATTCTTTCAAATAACTGTTGGATACATTTGTATTGGAGATAGACAGTTGCGTAGACATAATCACGTTATCGCTCACGTCAATTTTGGTTGTTCCGTTGCTTTGTAAATAAACCGTCATAGCGTCAATAAAAATATCACCGGTAGCTGTATTGTTGGAAATGTTAAAATTGGACCCCGCGTTTTCTAATGTCGCAATGGCGTTTCCATTTGCACTGATATCACTAGCATGGAATTCAAGTGATGCGTTGTTTCCGTTCGCTTTTGCTTTTACACCTGCACTATATATATCTTGATTTGAAATAAGAACAGAGTTTGTTATGTTACGATGGCTTCTCACCGAGAACAAGGTAGCCTCCGTATTCATATCGGATGCACTTACAATGTTATTGTTTTCATATACTTCAAAAAATTTGCGCGGAGCATCTGTGCCGATACCAATAGATGTTGCATTGCCTCCGATGTAATTGTATGTATTTTGATATTTATCTGGTAGTGTTAAAATGGGTTCTGATGCATTATTGTATGTTGGAGTACCATCAACTATACTGTCGTTTACCAGATTATTGATAAACAATAATCGATTGTCTATAAATACACTGTTTCCTGCAAATACATTACTAATCGCTACAGTATTTTGTGTAGCCAATACATTACCTTTTGTTTCTTGATAACCATCAACTACTAGATTATCCTCAATAACTTGTACCGCTAGATTTTGTTTACGTACGATTATTCTGTCGGTAACAATGGTTCCTACCCCCAAATTATTTATTTTGTGTGTTTTATAAATACCTCCGTATGATTTCCAAGAAGAAGACATTTTTACCTAGTTATAATATTCTTATAAATTTATGTTGTCGTTTTATTCTTTTGTTTTCCAATTCTTGATTATATAGAAGAACAATTCTTGTATAGCGTATTGTTGACTTGTTTTTTTTCTTACTCGTAGTTTCAACTTAATTTTTTCTAAAACTGTCATTTTTCAATAGCATCAACTATACTAAATGGATGACAATAAAAATATATGCCTATTTATTTTGACAAGATGATTGTTATGGGTCACTGTTTATGGTAGGCGAAATTTCGACTTTTGTAAATATGCTGTTTATATTAGATGATGTTTCTTGTATTTTTTTATAAAATTCAATAACCGTTGGATTGGCTCCGATTCGCTCTGGATTGAATTCGGATAAATAAAGACCGTCCAATGATTTTACTCGCGAAAGAGCGACATAACTTTGACCATATTCGAAAATTCTATTCCCAATATCAATCTCTGCGTTGGTGAGCGTGGTTCCTTGGATTTTATGAATGGTGAGTGCCCATGCTAAAACGAGAGGATATTGACCCACAGCTACACAAGGAATATCTTCAGATTGCCAATAATGACGACCAATTTCCCGCACTACACCATTTGAAAATCGAACAATTGGTATTTTAATGGTATCTCTCGTCGCAAAATCTACAACCACTCCTTGTGAACCGTTGCAAATGCCGGCGTTCATATCTAAATTGACTGTACACATTACCAAGCATCCTTTCTTGAGACGCAACAAAAGCTGACATGGACAATTTGTAGACAAATATTGTGCTTCCATTTCCAGCTCTTTTGGTTTCGCATTCTTTATTTTGGTTATTTCGTCTTTTGTGAAGGTCTTCGTATTATCCATTTTTACAATACAATTCGTCATGACGTCGATATTGTATATGATTTCTTCTTCCTTTATCTTGGAATACATTGTTGAATTCGTCAAATCAGTTTTTACGCGATTTGGAAAGAGTTTTGTTGGCGTTTTTTCTTGTGTTTCGTTGTGTTCTCTTTTTACATATTTGGTCAAGATGTCTATCGATGCTTGACTAATTTCACCTTTGCGAATTTCTTGAAGAATACCAATATAAATAGGGTCTTGTTGTCTGAAAATGGTTTTTAATTCAATGTGATTTTCTGGTTTGAATACATCATACCAAATGGGTGATTCGAAACAAAACTTACCCGTATCTGGTTCGCTATGTGAACCAATAGGAGGCAACTGGAAGAAATCGCCAATAAACACCACTTGCATGCCTCCAAATGGTAGATCGTTATGTTTGACCTGTCTACCAATTTCTTCAATAATCTCAAACACTTTTTTGGACAGCATACTTACCTCGTCCAATACAATAACTTGCGCATTCTTCCACGATTTCAATGCGAATTTATTATGTATAACAGATTTGACTACATCGTTTTTCGAACCTTTTGCTAACTTTATACCGCTCCAAGAATGGAGTGTTTTTGCATTACATTGCAATAATAAAGACGCACAACCGGTCATTGCACATACTGCTATTTTCTTTGCATAATTCATTTGCGCGAGTTCATATAATCGCTGTATCAAGAATGTTTTTCCCGTCCCTGCAGGTCCAGTCAATAAGATATTTTCTCTATTTGCGAATTTTTCGATCGCGATTTGTTGTTCATTTGATAATCCCCGTAGCATATGCTCTGGGACATTTATTTGTTTATTGAGTGATACTCGTTTAATAGACGAAGATAATTGTTCTTCTTCGTCTATTTTATAAGCAAATTCTTCCAATTTCATAATTTGAAAACTCATGTTAATTATTTGCGAATGATGGCTATAAAATTCTTGTTATCAATTTTGTACATTGTATTTTATTCATGTTCAACTTCCAAAAGAAATGAGAAATCGGTTCCATTCAAAGAAACTATGTTTCCATTTTCATACAACAATTTCACGTTCAACTTGAATAAATCAGTTTTTCCTGTATATTGTCGCGTATCGCTGTGAAGCAATCCGTTTTCAAGACTCGCAATTAATAGATTTCCGAAACCGTACTTCTTATTATCGATAGAAATGCGTCCAATGATATTTTTATTTATCATTGAGTTGGTTAATGGGGTAATAAAAGAAGATTGGTTTCCTTTGTTGTTGAATTCATCTACAGCAAGATACAAATAACGAGGAACGTTCATATTCACTACAGAAGTTGCATTTACAACCGGTTGTCCGGATGGTCCATAACCACTTACACCTGCGTTTGCTGCATAACCAGTATCAGATAACAAGTCGTATTCTACGGAAACACTCGCACTTCTGAATCCTAACATCCATCCTAAACTACTGGTAAAACTTTGAATATTGGATACACCCTCGTCATCTGCCGAGAAATCAACCGTCATGGTAGAACCCTTGGAGTAAATAAAGGTCTTCGTCCCGAGAGTGGTAGAAGAAATATCAAATACCAAATCTTCAGTATCCGCTGTGGTAATTGGATCACCAGCTTGATTTATTCGGTCAAGCAAAGCGATTCGAGTATTAATCGCATCTTTCAACTGAGTGGCTGTATATTGTCCATCAGGGACAACAATCGTATCTTCGTAAAAGGTCAAATTTGCATTTCCGCTCGCATCTGCAGCACCCATAAACGTCACACTTGGGTTCACCGAATTTTCAGTAGTTACATCATCTTCAGTAGCAACATTAACATTCTCATTGTTGCTTGCGTCGAATGCAACTGTATTGTTGATAATTTTGAAACTATTGTTACCAATGGCATGAGAAACATTATAGAATGTACAAGGGATTTCCACACTTTTTACTTTCATGGATTTCACTTCATTGATGCGTTCAGGAATATAAATATTGTGGTTTACTTCCTTTGTATAATTGAAAGATGGGTTGGGGGTTGCCGTTTCACCACAAACTGCCGCGGCACATTTGGATAAAGGATAGGGGTCTCTGGAAGCATAATCTTCTCTAAATCTTGTATCCACATTAATATACTTTGTTTTGTTTGGTTTATGGACGTTTGTCATGATCATATGACTTCCGTATTGTTCCGTTTTTGGTTGCATAAATATATCATTTCTGTTAAAACAATCACTCATAATGACCTTTATATAATATAATACGATTATATAAATATTTATTGTGGAACAAAAGGTTTGGTCACTTTGGTGGATTTCATATTCTGATTTCCTTCGATTTCCTTCTTCTCTTCCTCTTCCTCGCTATGTTCCATTCCCTCCTTGTTTTTCATACTCTCTTTCTTGCATCCCATTCCCTCCTTGTTTTTCATACCTTCGTACAAACCAACACTGCGCAAAGCCATGGTAATAGCAAACAAGGACAATACAGAAATGGCGATGGTGGCCACGCGGCGATTAGAAATAATCTTTTTGAACATTATATAAATTCAGTAGACTTTATTTTTACCACAACTTGTACATGTTTTTGTGTTTTTTAAACGGTCTATCATATTCATTTTCAAATCTTCTGTTGCTATCATACTTTTGGGGCGAGGGTATTTTTGGGGGTTAATAACATGCTGAGTTTTATTAGCACTAAATAATAGTTTCATAACAAAATTGATTTCAACTATATTATAAAAATATACTATGATTAACATTCAATTCAACGTAATAACCCTCCTTCCCATGTCGTCTTCTTCGAATTATTCATGTAATTACTGCACTAAATCGTATATATTAAAGCATAATTACGAAAAACATGCAAGTGTGTGTGAATTCTTTTACAAGTCGAACAAAGAAAATACAGACGTGATAGACAACGATGGACCTGTTCCAACTATGAAAGATATGTATTCCTTGGTTCAAGATCTGGCTCACCGCATTCAGAAACTCGAAAAGGAGAATACCAATTTAAAACAGCGTACAAACAAACAAAATAATCCTCTTTCTATCTTGAAAAATGTAAAGCCCGACCTTGTGTTTTCACAATGGTTGAGAAAATACATGCTTCCAGAAATCAAACATCATTTACACAGCGTATTAGAAAATACCTTGTCGTTCGGCATACAATCACTGTTTCAAGATGTGTTTGGTGAAATGCAAGACCAGAGTTGTGCGCCGGTTCAATATTATCCTAATAAGCAACATAATATGTATGTATACGAAACAGATGACGATAAGTGTGCGTGGAGAATAGCAACGAATGATGATTTGGAAAAATACATTCGACTGGTCACCAATGAATTTCATAACCAATTCCGCATTTGGTGCGAAAACAACAAAGAAACAGTAGATCGAGATGAAGAGTTGTTTTCTTTGTATTATCGGAAAATTTTGAGTGACGATAAGTTATGTAAGCGCAAAATCAAGCAACAAATATGTTCACAATTAACAAGCATCGGAGATGACTAGTCGACCAGTTATAGAAAATTGATATGAATATTATTGTATATGTTTTTTATATACAATACTATGTCGCTCGGTCCCGTTCCTGATTATTTGGCGAAGAAGAACCCTCATCCTCGCGATGACGATATTTCGTTTGAAGAAGGACCACATATTTATACCGTTCTTGGTGAACGTGGTACATATACTTCGGTCACCACATGGAATCATAGTCACTTCTCCAAGTTTGATATAGAAGCAGTTTTACAAAAAGTGATGAATAACCCCAAGAGATTGAACGATCCTACATACAAATATTATCAAAAAACAGAAGACGAAATTAGAATATTATGGAGTTCAAATGAAGCAGCCGAAGCCGGAACAAAAATGCATTATAACATTGAATGTTATTATAATGATATGGACGTTAAACACAATGGAAGCATTGAATACGATTATTTCCTTCGTTTTGTTGACGATTATCAGGAAAAGTTAACTCCGTATAGAACAGAGTGGATGGTCTTCCACGAAGAGTTGAAATTTTCTGGTTCTATTGATATGGTCTTTGAGAACAATAAAGGCGATCTCGAAATATATGATTGGAAGCGCAGTAAGAATATTGAATATGATTTTGATAATCCGAGATTCGCAAAGTTCGCAACCACGTCTTGCATTTCTCATTTTCCAGATAAGAATTTCTGGCATTATTCACTGCAATTGAATCTGTATAAATATATTTTGGAGTCGAAATATGGGAAAAAAATAACCAAGATGTGTTTGGTATGTCTTCATCCGAACAATGCAAGCAAAACATATGAAATTCATGAAGTGAACAATTTGGAAAAAGAGATAACTGAATTGATGGAAGTGCGCCGAATGCAAGTTGAAGAAGAAAAATAAAAACAAAACAATATAAATGGTTTGATTGGATATAAGTATATTCACGTGTAAATCACATCTATGATACAATTTTCACAAATTCTTTATTATTTAAAAAAACAACAAACACCTTTACTCATTTTTTCATTTGCTTCTTTTACTTATCCTATTTCGAAGATATTGTATACCAAAGTTCATCACTATTTGTTTCCACCCGAAAAACTCAAAACAGAAATTGAACTATATGCAGAAAAACACGTGACCAGATTTTCGACGTTTTCCGAGAAATATAATGAAAAAGAACGTAATCAAAATATTGCAGTCGACTTTTATAATAAAAAAATATTGATTGATAACTTGCGCGATGCGAATAATGCGACGGAAAGCACTTGGAAAACTCGTCTGTTATTTGAAAATACTCCTCGCGGAAACATTGTTATGTATTATGACCCATATAAATTTGGTTTTGCATATTACAGTGATAATTCGAGTATACCTTATCCTGTTCTCAATGCAGTTGCAATGAAATATGTGATTACATTTCGTTGTTATGACTTCTTCTTTGATAATCAAGATATTAAACAAACTTCTCCTCTCATTAAAATTCATTCGGAACAAGACAAAAAAGAATTGTCGAAAGAGAAGAAGCAGGAAAGTGATGACTTCAAGGCCAAAATCAAAGATGCGCCTTTTTTAAAACGGAAGAAGAAGGAGGAGGAGAAGAAGGAGGAGGAGAAGAAGGAGGAGGAGAAGAAGGAGGAGGAGAAGAAGGAGAAGAAGGAGGAGATTCCCAAATATAGAAACTGTTTTGTTCATATGGGAAAAATGTGCAATATGTCGTTCTTGAAAGTTCCTCCCCAAATTAAGCAAAATAGAATCAGTTTTACTTCTGGATTGTTGGACGCACTGGATCAAGAAACTACGCTGCAAAAACAGGTAATGAACTACAAAGATTATAAGAACAATATTGTGGTGAGTGTATAAATAATTTTATAACGTGATGAAATTATTTATATGTTACTATTTTTTTAGAATTGGATTGTTTGTGTACTATTGATTACATATACAATTGTTGTTCCACTTACCTCTAAATCGCTGTTCAAGCTTACATCTCCAACTATTTGCATTGTCGAATTAAATGTACTCGGACCGCCAACGGATAACGCAGTGTTCAAAGAAGCATCATTTTGAACTGTTAATGTGGAACTTAATGTGGTTGCTTTGGTCACATTCAAGGTGGAACTTAATGT